AAGTACCTAAAGGAACATCTAATCCATATTTTCTTGATTTATCGTGAACTTTGTCTTCAACTAACCAACTTTCTACTAATGTTAATCCATTTAAAGAATGTTGATGTTCTAGTGTTGAATTGTTTTGTTTTCCTCTAGTTAAATATAATTGACTTGCTTTGGCTACAGTTTCTCGTGAAAAATATATATAATAATCTCCCTCTGCACCTGTTCTAAATATTGTTTTATTTGGAATAAGTAAAGCACCAAGTAATATTTGCTTTTCAGCATCTATTTCTGCTAATTTAAATTCTTTTTGTTTACTTAAAGCAACAAAATCTGATTCAATAGCTGGGTTTTCTACTATAGATATAGCATCAATTCCACTTTCTTCTTGTTCTTCGTCTAATATTAATTCTATAATTTTCATATTTATATAACGTAATTTTAATTTGATTTTGTATTTATCCTATGGTTGCTCCCTCAATAGTATTTCTTTCTAAACTTTGTGCAGTTGTTACATCACTTGCTACAACAAATGCTTGTACAGGTTGTTGTGTTTGACCACCAATAGCATCTGCTAATTGATTAGTACCACTAGAACCCACTATATTAAACGCTGGTGGTGCTGCTGATGGTGTTACTGATGCTGGTGATGGAACAGTACCCCCTCCACTTGAACCACCTGCTGCTGCTGCTGCTTTTTTAGTAGAACCAACTGCTGATTTTACTGCACTAATAATACTAACACCTGTTGCTATTGCTGTTAATATAAAAGGAATATTAAATGGTGGTGGTGCTGTATTTGCCGCTTTTGCAACTGAACCTGATACTTCAGTACTTGCTTCTGCACCTGTAACAACAGCGTCAGTAGTTGCTTTTTTAGCGTTCATTATAGAAGCTTTAGCATCCATTATAAAATTTTTAGCTAATAAAAATTGTTTAGCTAATAATAATGCTTTACCTAATTTAGTTTCTTCACCAGCTAATGCAACTGCATTATCGAATGTTGCTTGTCTTCTATCTTCTTTAGCTTGTTCAATCGCTGCTTCATCATCTGCTATTTTCTTTTTTCTTTCTAAATCTGTTGCATCAAAAGCAGCTTGTTTTTCAGCCAAAGCTAATTGTCTTGCATCATTTAAAGCATCTGTATTAACATTATTTTCTTCTGCTTGTAATATTAAAGCATCGTAATGTTCTTGTATTTTAATTAATTCCAATGCTCGTCTATCTTCTTCTGAAACTGCTTCTGCATCTCTTAAAGACTTTCTAAAATTAGCAAGTTCAGTTGCTTCTGCTTTTTCTTCTGCTGTTATTTGTTTTGATATAGTATTTACTTCTCTTTGTAGTTGTCTAGCAGTATTTGCTCTAGCTGCTTGTTGTCTATTTACTGCTGCTATTGCTTCTGCTTCTTTAGTTAAATTTTCTTTGTTTGTTCTACTAAATGTATTTTCTAACATTTGTGCATCACGCCTTAATTCTAAAAATTCTGTTTCTTTGTCTAATAATTGGTCTTCTAATGCTTGTGCATCTAATAATGCTTGTTTTCTTTCAGCTGCACTAAATTTTTCTTCTTCTCTTGATTTTAATCTTAATAATGCTATTTCTGATTCTAATTTACTTCTATCAACTATTAATGCTCTTTCTATTTTATCAGCTTTTGCTCTCATATCAGCAACTTCTGCTGCTGCTTTACCCTCTTTGATTTGTTCTGCTGTAAATTCTTTTACTGCTTTTGTAGCATTAGCAACAGTATCAGTTACACTTTCAACACCTAAAACAACTTGACCTACACTATCAGCTGCAATTTTACCTGCTTCTGAAAAATTACCTTTAAATAATTGTTCAACTGCTCTACCTAAATTAGGTATAAGATTTAATAAACCCTCAAATCTTGTTATTAAGTTATTTTTTAATAAATCAACAAAAGAATTTAAAGATTCTACTGGATTTTCAAAAGCACTAATAATAGCATCACCTAAATCTGCTAATAAATCAACAAGGTTACCAGTTAAAGCACCAATAACACTCATTATTTTTGCAAATTTGTTTTGTCCTTCCTCTGAACCTGTAAATGCTGCACCAAGAGATGAAACTATTAACACTAAAGCACCTAATCCTGTTGCCATAATAGCTTTACCCATCAATCCAAAACCTTTTGTTGCTCCGCCAATTGTTTTAGTTAAATTAGTAAACCCTGATATAGCACCACCTGTTTGTGAATCTATTGTTCCTAATACACCAGAATAATCTGCTGCATTTTTTTCAGATTCTTTCATTACCTCGTTAGCTTTCTTTCTGTCTTTGTTAACTTGTTTTAAAGCAACTTTTTCGTCAACTAATCTTTCTTTAGTTTGTTTAATTTTATCGTTTAATTTTTGTCGTTTAGATAAATCTTTTGCAGAGGTTTTATTTAATTCTTTTTGATATTGTCTTAATTCTTTTTCAATATCATCAATTAATGTTTCTTGTAATTCTAACGATTTATTTAATTCATCTATATTAGCTTGTGCTTGTTTAGTTGATATTTTTAAATCATATTCTTTAGTTACTGTTGCCATTTGATATTTGTTTTTATTTGTTTCATAGCAGTTTTAAAATCTTTTGGTAAAGCATATTTACCTTTTGCTATTTTAATGTTTTCAGTTTCCCCTACACTTAAATGCAATAAATCTATTATATTTTTTATCATTGTACTACATTTAATAATTCGATACTACTTTTACCTGTTGTCAAATCTGTTGTTATAGAATTTATTTTATAATTATTTTGTTGAAATTGAATTTTATCATTTAATTGTAAATTATATAACATTTTTAAGGGTAACATTGCTTGAACTTTTGTTAATCTTGTTTTTAAATTAAATACATCTGCTATGTAAGTTTCATAATAACTACTAAATAAAGTATCTGTAAATGGGTTATTAGGGTCATATTCATTT